TTAATCATTATTTAAAGTCCGCCCAGAAGTCTTCGTTATATTCGTTGGCATCAGCCATCATATCTACAGTCATTTCATCTTGTTCTTTCTTGTCTTCGACATGTCTGATATTGTCCATATCGATTTCCGGCTGCATTGTCGCATAGACCGCCCAGTAAAGTGCGGAAACGGTGTCGTCATGACAACCCTTAACAGCCTTGAAGACATTAGGCGTATTCTGTTCTTCGAACGTCGACAATTCCTTAATAGTAACGGCATTATGAACTTTAAGGAATCCAGCATCCATAACTCTCTGTAATTCCATACATGCGTCGAGTTTCGAACGTTTGTCCGCCTTGGTACCGAGGCCGTGACCGGCTTTTTCGGTATTAATCATATTCGTATTCTCGAGCGTATACCATAATTCTTCCGCTACCTGTTTACCGACGTCATTATTTTCGAGAATGTAATAAGCGTTGTTATACATCTTCGATATAAAGTCGATTTTTCTCGAGAATTCGCCTGGCTTGACGGTATTCGAACGGTAGATTGCAACCTGTTCCATATCGTTCTTCGCACGGATTTCGATAACCTGTACACACGCATAGTCGCCGCCTACACCTGAACAGCAGTCGACTCCCATGACGTATAGAGCGCCAGGCTTAGGTCTAGCATAGATTTCAAGAGTAAGGTCTTCAAACAACGTTTCGATAGGTTCTGTTTCCATAAGCTTCTCGAGGCATTCTGAAGAAATAAGCGTCGGAGAAGAACCTATGAAAGAGCAGTTATGGTTTATAAGCCCGTTATTTGTCGAATAAAGCCCTCCGTCGACGTTTACGGGTGTATACACAGTTCGTTTTCCAAGTTCCTCTATAGAAACGACCGTGCTTTCGCCGAACTGGGTATTCTTTACCAAATCTCCCGGTTTTAACTTACAGGCTTCAAGCTCAGTTCCGTCTGGAAGCGTGAGTCTGTGGTCGTCAGAGCACTTGATTTCGCAATTATCGAAAACTACATGTAATGTATCTGCAAGTTTTTTAGAGAAGCCTTCGAACTTCTTGTATTTTTCACCGAGTTTGATAAACATATTTTTCTTAGGTCAGGTTATTTATATTGAATTTCTTTATTTTCTTATATTCCTTCGCGTCCCTGTATGAAACGATGTCGATTCTTGTATTATGCGGCTCGATTTCTTCCGGATGCATAATCTTAATCATATTCCAGCTGGCAAGCAGGAAGGCTATAGAGTTCCTGCGCTGAATATCTTCAAGAGATACGTTGCCGAAGCCGTGATAGCCGGTCTTGCTCGTACCCATCGTAAAAAGCTGTTTAAAGTGAGCCAGATAGAAAGAATCGAAGTTCTTGTAAAGGTGACACGACTGGTAAATAATCTTGTTGACCTTATCAACGATACCGATTCTGGTCAGTGTCTCGTTGATAATGCGTTCGTCGACAAGAGGCTTGATAAGAAGCAATTTGTTAGTTTCGTACATATCAGTATTCCTCAGGTTTCCAGTCAAAATCTTTCATTTCGTTTGCAAACATGACGTCGGCAACGTGGGAAGGATCCAGTTCTTCGGTAATACTTTCAGAAAAACATTTCATGAGGACATTCTTCGTCCTCGTATATCTTACTATGTCGGATTCGTCAAGCTTAGAGAACCCGTAACCTGTATAACCCTTTTCTGTATAGACACGGTTGATTTCTTCGACGAGCTTCGTAACGTCGATATATTTGGAATTATAGAAGAGATATTTTTTATCACCGATAATCCTTGCAGTCCATACGGCAGGGTTGGCTGACGCTAGGATGTCGTCAACCGTTTCATCTTTGTCGGCAGGGCGGACAATCGTATTCCTCGACATCTCGTCCGTAGTCTTGTCGACTTCTTCACACATGTATTGTTTAAACGTCATACATTATTTATAAAAAAGACCGCCTTGTACGGGCGGTCTCTTTCAAAATCCGAATAAATACTAGATTTTCGGCAAGAAGAACGATGGAGAGAACGGAATCGGAACTTCGATTTCCTCGTCGCAATGAGCGCACTTGAACTTGCCGTAAGGCGTAGCGATGAACATGTAGTCACTGACAAGGTTCGTAAACTTCGTGAACGACATGCCGTCGAGCTCGGTAAGGTATTCGTATGCCGTAATCAAGGAAACGTCGCGGCCGTTAATCTTGGTAATGTAACTGGAGAAATCAAGAAGGCCGGTATCGATGTCAAGGTCTACGTTCGGGTCGTTCTTAATCTTGTCGACTGCCATTTCTGTATTGATTGTCGGGTATTCGATTGTAATCTGGTCGCCGTTGATGTCAAAATATTCCGGCAGGGGCTTTTCATAATAAGTAACTGCCAGGTTTTTCAATACGAAATCATAATGTGCGATTGTATCACAGTTCTTGCACTTATGACGAACCTTAAACGGGATGTCGTTATAGGTGAACGAACGAAGATAGAAAATGAGCCAAATCTTGTCGGCGACAAGAATCTTGGTATAATCGAAACCGTTACCGTCCCAGATGGAAGACTTTAGGATATTGTTGATAACAAAATTCGAATTCTGTTCCGTGATGGTTGCTAGCTTCTTGATGTTGATAGTGGACAGTTTCTTTACATAAATCTTGTCTGGATAGAACATTCCTTTGGAAGGAAGTAAACTCTTGTCCAACAGTATGGCGCCTTTAGGCGGCTGATTCGTGATGTCTGCAAGAATACTGTTCAGGCTGTTATTCTTAGGATCGTTGCTGATGTCTATTTTTTCTGATTTCATATATTCACCTTTAAGTTTTTAACATCTTATTTATAAGATTATTTGTGAACCGATATAATCCTCATCTTTTGGACAATGTGATTGCTCGAGATCTAGAGCCTAATGTAGGAAACATTAGACTTCAAGACTGTCACTTTTGGCATAAAGCTTCATGTCTCGATCCTTGGGAATTACACTGCAGCTTACGGGGCGGTCATCCTGTACTCCGACTACATCTACAGAAACCATGGCGGCTAAATTTACAGATTGTCAGTCTGTAATTCGCTGACGTTAAGCATTAACCGTAACCTCGAAAGGCTCGAGATAAACCGGTTCATTTCTGGAAAACCCACGTCTCAAGTTTTCAATGGCTAACCCTCTACCGACAGTTCCATTGGATTGGTCTTCGCTCCGAGGAATTAGACTAGCTATGTTTGGTTTCAAATATAGTAAAAAAACTTTTTACGTAAAAATATTTTAATAAAAATCTGAAAATATCTTAATGTCTTCTGGCTTTTACAGTTTCTTCTTTATTAAGTTGAGAATTTCCGCGAAGTCCCTGCTTTACTGCATTGAGTAATTGACGAACATCGTCAGGAGTACCTTCCATTTTTCCAGAAGTTACATCAAGCATACCATGTGAATATCCAGAAACAGAGTTAATATATTCATCCGTAATGATGTCGTTTATTGTTTTACCAGTACGTTTTGCTTCTTTTTCAGCTTCGCTACGGATAGTAGAACCGAAAAGATATGCTGCATTTAAGCTACCGTCAGTTATAGCTTCTGAGAACATATTTTTAATTTTCATCGTAGTATTCGAACCATCTGAAGCAATAGCCTTCTTCGTACCGGAAATACCGTGTTCATAGTTCATTACGAGCTGCTTATCGTTTTCCATAGTTTCAGCTGTATATTGTTGGCCTTTACGTCTATTGAATTCTTCTTGAGAAATTTCAATATAATCAACGCCTTTTTGACCTGAACCAGCCTGTCTTACATAATATTTGCCTTCTTCAGATTCTACGACAGCAACTGCGCCGACAAGTTCAAGGGCGACGGCTCGATCTGCGTTTTCGTTGTTCTTATTGGAATTTGTACCTTTCGCAGCAGAACTCTTGTTACCTTCATATAATCTTTTCGTATCAAATACCAGGTTACCGGTTTCATCTGCAGTTCCTGTAACACCATTCGAAGCAGAGTTGCTTATAGCCATAGACATGCTCATACGAGTAGCGGCCTGGTTATGGAATACGATACTCATCGGAAGTTCAAATTTTGTAGTTTCATGCTTATTGTCTTCAACAATAAGAATCTTATTTTTGCCAGAAGTCTTAATATCAGTAATGGTCAAGGCGTTTCCGTTACCGTCAGCCATAACATCATTTGTCTTAGCAGTTTCAAACTTGCTGACTTTTTTCGGTAAGTTAGATAAACCAACATTCTTGATGGTATTATATTCTTTTTCATATTCGTTATATTTTTCTTCATAGACAGAAAGCGCGGATATAAATGTATCTGCGGTTTTTTCATCCGTGCCCATCTGTACGAGATTTGCCTTGATTGTCGATAATTCATCTGTTGTCAAGCCGTCAGCAGCATTCACATTATCGAGATATTTGGCGATAAATAGACCCTTGTCGGTATTGAACATATCATATGCAGTATCGCGTTTTTTACCTTTATTTTGTCTTGTATATTCGTCGATAGCCTTTTCTGCCATTGCACGCTTATCTTCAGCGCTTAGGTTATTAAAGATATTATTATAGACTGTAGATACTGCTTCTATTTCAGCGTTTCTGATATTTGCCTGTTCTTGGCGTATTTCACGTTTACGAGCATCCTCTTCAGGATTTTTCTTAGGTTCAACTTTGGTAGATGAATGCTGTGCAGTCTTAATTTCTTTGTCAATACCAGGCTCTGCTTTCTTTGCACGATTTAAATGATCAGTAAAATCAAGCGCCGTAATAGGATTACGTTCGAGTTTCTGCGTCGTGCTGTTATATTTAAGCCCGATTTTATTGTCTATGCCTTCTTCTTCGATTTTTCCGTCGAATATGTAAAGGATGTTGAAAACGGCGGAAATTTCTAAAGGTGCACCATATCCGTTATTGTTAAATGTCGGAGTATCGAAAGACTTAAGCATCGCTATATAATGCTTCTTGTCGACAATATTTTTCATAGTTTCGTCAAATTGTGTTATTTCGATATTGACAAGACCTGATATGCTGCTTCTCATGAACGGAGATTCGCTATAACGTTCTGCAAGGAACTTATAGATTTCCATATCGTCAGTTTCTTCAAAGGTTATCTCGAGTTCGCTTTCGCTAAATTTTAGAATTGGAATTATAAACTGCGTATTGCCGAAATATTTTTTATTTTCAAGATCGAACTTGAATACAGGCTGACTTATTTTCTTGACTGCATAAGTACGACGACGATATTGCGGGTCAACATCTTCACGATTGTTATTGTCGCTTCTATAAGGCCATATGTCGCAATTAAACCTGTATGTGATATGAGGTTTAACTGCATTAAGATATTGATAGACATTTAATAACGGCATCTATTACCAGCCTTCGAACGGGTCATAATATTGTGGGTTTTCTACCTTGGTTTCGTTCGGTACAAATTCTTCATGCGTTTTAACGTTGTCAGTAGGTTCGACAATGCTCGGATTCTTTTTCGGGAGTTCGCCTTCGTCTGTATCTTTCTTCGCGTCGGTATTTGTCTGGAGCATATCTTTCTCAGGACCAACCGTACTTGTCGGAATATTCTTTTCGTCATTAGTGAGGTCCAGGTTGAAAGTTTCACCAAGTTCTTCGTAATGACGGAGTTCTTCCATTTGATCAGGATTGACATTTTCCTCGTCGACGTTATCCGTATTATTGTGCCAGACACGGAGAATAAAGGTATATGTAGTAGGAACGCTAAGGAAGCTGGTATTTTCAGCGAATTCCTTTACGTTTACGATTTCGTAGAATGTATCTGAATATTCGATATACACAATATCGCCGATTCTCGGTTCAATCGGTTCATAGATGTCCTGCAGGTCAGGATAACTGAGCTGGCTTGCATCATAAAAATGTTGGATTGTGCACTGACAGGTAATAAGTTCGGTATAAATCATACCCTGCAGGTTATAGCTCTTCTGCATTTGCGGAATACTGTCAGTGTACATTTTTAGAATGAATCTGCGAACTACGTTAGGAATATTGTCTTCGCCGAAGAGAATATCTTTCTTCGTATTCATATCCCTGACATAATATTGTACTTCGAAACCGAAATTTGAGTATGCTTCAGAAGTAAGTTCAGAAATTAAAGCGGTTTCTGCCTTATAACAGTCATTGTTCTGACCGTCGAAATATTTTGGCGCATTCCAGTCCTTTCCTTCGACAGAACAGCCTGCACCAGTAAATAATTTTGTAAATTCTGCAGCATAATTAGCCATAACTTATTTATAAATATTAAAAATCCTGGTCGAAACCAGGATTTTATTTTTAATATTTACCGATAAGTTGTAGGATGTCTTCTTTAGCCTGTTGCGGTGATTCGTACTTTACGATTTGTCCGCCGGCTTCAGAGAAAGCGTCACAGTTTTTTCTAAAATCGTCAATCAATAACGCAGAAGGTTCAGCATAATATGCTTTTTCCTTGCCAAGATTTACGATAATCATGTGGTGCTTGTCTAATCCGATATTTTTCTTCAACCAGTTCATTCTGCCGATTTTACCGTCAGAATAATTAACAGAAGTAAGAATGAAAAGATCGAGATTTTCCTGTGAGCAAAGATTCTTTACCCATTCATAAAAATCTTTTCCTTCCGGAAGCCATTCCATATTTTCCCAAAATTCAGGCGAGTTCTGGTGAATAATATCCCAGTCGACTTTATTGCCGTCAATGCAGTTATATTTTTCGCATTCACCTCTAAAATTGGCCAGAACACCGTCTACGTCTAAGTATATCTTGTCAATCATTATCTAAATCCTTTTAATCAAATAAAATATAGCAAATTTTGGAAAAAACTGTTATAAATTTTATTTTACACTATAATTATTTATAGATAAAGTCAGAAAGTATAAGTCCGCAAGGATGTTCTTTAGTTTTTGTAAGGAAGCATTCCTGGATATATTTTTCCTGGTTTGCCATAATTTCGATATTGTTTTTGATTCTGAGTTCTTTTCTAAGGAATTCGCATATAGCAAAAGCGTCTATAATATCAGACGTAGGAGAATTACCAGCTTTTCCGTTAGTTACAGCCGGCAGGTCAGAAAGGTCTGGTTTGACACCTTGCCATTTATCGAAAGCGTCTCGCATTCCGATTTTGTCAGCTGAACCGTAACCGGCAAAGAATTTCTTGTTCTGGTTAGGAGTATAGAATTTCAGTTTGCATCCGTGTCTAAATAGGCTGAGTTTTATATTTCCTTCGAATTCTGCCAAACTGAAAATCATGCCTGAAGCGCCAGACATGGAGTAAGCATAGTCTTCGACTCCGACATAATCACAATCTTTACACCACCAGATTATATTGTCACAGAAAAATTGATAACGTTCGTAGTCATTCTTGA